TTAGTGAAAGGATTATATAATGGCACTTAGAACCCCGTTAAAGTTTAATGGAACAGATATAATAGAAATGAGTGATGCAGAGGTTGCTGATATACGAAGGCAAGTTAAACATCTATATGGTACAGACCCTGCAATAAAATTAACATATGTTGGAAGTAGTGGTACTTTAGGTGCTATTATTGATACGCGTATGACAGCAGGCACTTATATCTCTTATAACACAACGTACCTTGACGGTGGTGGTGTATCTTTTGTTTCTGTATCACATGCGAAAATTTCACAAAATGCTTATGCAGGTGATTCTGCAACAGCATTTAATGCTCTAGCAACAACAGCAGATACAGATAATATAGCATTTCCTTGCTATTATGATAGTGCTAATGTTATTATAAATGCAATGACTGACTCTGATGTTCTCGATACATTTATTAAACCAGCACTAGCAAGTTATGCTACATCATCAAATGACGATAGTTTTGGTGGTGCATATCATTTACAAACAGCAACCACATTTAGTGGAAGCCAACTTGTAAATACAAATCCAATTTTCTTTGACACAAGAGCTGATGCATCAGCATATACGGCCGCTGGAATGGGTGCGTCAGGAGAAACAGCTGACCAACCGATTACTATAACAAATTATTATCTACATAAAGTATTACCTGCCGCTTCGGCTGCTTTTAATATACCTTTACATGTTGATAGCACTGATGGGACTTTATCTACACCCGACAGTGCCGCATTTAATGGTGTATTAGCAAATATGGTAAGATACGCATCTAAGAATATTACTGGTGCTAAGATAAGTTATGCTTTTTATAATGATTCTGATACTACTGGAACGCAAAGAGGAACAGCTATTGTTAATACACAATTAAATGCATTTACAAAGACCCAACTGCAGGTAAATACTAATGATTATAGAGAACAAAATTATCCATCTGGTTCAGCTGTAACCATAAACACATATTATTTAGGTGTAACAGTTACTTGATATAATTAGTATAAATAGTATAAAGATATAAACGGAGAATTTAATGGCTAACCCGACATCAAGAGATACATTAATAGATTATTGTAAAAGGCGTCTAGGTGAACCTGTGGTCGAAGTAAACGTAGATGAAGACCAATTAGAAGATAGAATTGATGAAGCATTACAATTGTATCAAGAATACAATTCTGAAGCCGCTTATAGGGCATATGTTAGTCATCTGGTAACATCAGATGATGTTACTAATAAATATGTTACTGTAGCATCTGATGTATTATTTGTAACAAGAATGTTCGCAACTAATACAACGTTCGGTTCAAGTCAAAATTTCTTTGATGTTAAATACCAAATGATGTTAAACGACATGTCTGTTATGGCTAATAGTCTTGGTGACCTTGCTTATTACGAACAAATGCAACAATATCTTTCTTTATTAGATATGAAACTAAATGGAACACCTCAAGTAGAATTCTCAAGGAAACAAAATAGACTTTATATATTTGGTGAATTTGCTAGTGAAGATATTAAAGCTGGAGATTATTTGGTTTATGAAGTTCAAAAGCTTGTTGACCCTGCATCATTTTCTGCTATCTATAATGATATGTGGTTAAAAGAATATTCTACTGCATTAATAAAACAACAATGGGGTCAAAATCTAATTAAGTTTGAGGGAATGCAATTACCAGGTGGTGTTACTTTAAATGGACGACAGATTTACGATGATGCAACCGCAGATTTAGAAAGATTAAGGGAAAAACTAAGACTAGAACATGAATCCCCAATAGACTTTTTTGTAGGATAACATTAGTATATGGCACGTAATGCATATTTCTCTGACAAAGTAAAGTCAGAACAGAACTTATATGAAGATATTGTAATAGAGTCTTTAAAAATTTATGGACAAGATTGCTATTACCTTCCAAGAGATATTGTTAACGAAGATAAAATTTTCGGTGATGATGTGCCTTCACGTTTTAATTCCTCTCACATAGTAGAAATGTATATACAAAATACCGAAGGGTTTGATGGAGAAGGAGATTTGTTTAGTAAGTTTGGTGTTGAGATAAGAGATGAAGCTACTTTTATTGTTTCTAGAAGAAGATGGGCACAAACAATATTAAGACATGATAGCGAAGTTACATCAAAGAGACCTTTAGAAGGCGACTTAATTTATCTTCCGATGACAAATAAGATGTTTGAAATTACACATGTAGAACACGAAGAACCATTTTATCAATTATCTAATTTACCTATTTACAAATTAAGAGCGCAATTATTCGAATACAATGATGAAGATTTAGATACTGGTGTTGCGGCCATTGATAAAATTGAAACTGATTATGCTTATACATATATACTTACTTTAAATAGAGATGGTATTATAGAAGCTGGACAAACTGCTACACAAACACTAGATAGTGATGCAGGAACATTTATTACAGGTGAAATAACTAAATGGTCTGATTCAGATAATAAATTACATCTTGTACATGTTGGTGCTACTGATGGACTATATCATACATTCTTAACTAGTACAGCAATTACAATTAGTGGAACTTATAGAGTCGATTCTGATTATACAGTTACAGCTGTTGGATTAGATAATAAGATATCAGCCGATGAACAAAATACTGATTTCAGTTTAGGTTCAGCAGATTTCTTAGACTTTACTGAAGATAACCCATTTGGCGATGCGGAGAACCAATAGATGTTTGGAACACATTTCTATCATGAAAAAATAAAGAAAGCAGTTGCTATATTTGGGCGAGTGTTTAATAACATACATGTTATAAGAAAGAACTCTAGTGGTGCTGTAATAAGTCAAATTAAAGTTCCATTAGCATATGCCGCTAAGAGGGGATATCTAACTAGGATTAGAGAGAACCCTGATTTAGATAATACACAAGTAGCAATTAAACTACCAAGAATGTCTTTTGAGATTACAGGATTTGATTATGATTTATCTAGACAACTAACAAAGATAACTTCTTTTAACTCAAAGGGGTCAACTAAAGATAATAGACAAAAGTTTAACGCACCTACTCCATACAATATTAATTTCCAATTAAATGTATATGCTAAAACACAAGATGATGCTCTACAAATAGTTGAACAGATATTACCATTTTTTAATCCGCAATATGTATTAACAATAAAACCTTTTGCTACAGCATATCCTGCATTTAAAGAAGATATTCCTATTATAATACAGAGTGTATCTTTTGCTGATGACTTTGAAGGCGAAGTTGGTGCAAGAAGGTCTATAATTTATACATTAGATTTCCAAATGAAAATAAACTTTCATGGACCTGTTACTAATAGTGAGATTATTAGAAAATCAATTGTAGATTTACATTCTTTGAAAATTGGTCTTGCAGATTCAGATATACAAACTTCTAGGATTACTGTTACACCAACTGATAGTGCCGTTTTAGGATTACCAGATAGCGACTTTGGATTTACAACAACAATAGAATTAATAGGCGATAGTTCCTGATGAGTGATAATAAAAACCTAAATGATGATTTTGAATATTCCAGAGCAACATATTATGAACTTCTAGAAAAGGGTAAAGAAACCCTAAATGATATGATGGAAGTTGCTAGGTCATCTGAACATCCACGTGCTTATGAAGTCTTATCTAATCTTATTAAAAATATGGCAGATGTTAATGATAAGTTAATGGATTTGAATAAGAAAAGAAAAGATATAGATACAAAGGAAGAAAAACAAATAGGTAACAATACAACTAATAACCTTTTTGTAGGTACAACTAACGACTTACAAAAACTATTAAAAGATAATGATGATAAAATGATTGACGTTACTAACAATGCAGAATGATTATTATTTAGGTAACCCTCTTGTAAAACGTGACGGTATTATACAAGACTGGGCCGCAGATGAGATAACTGAATACCAAAGATGTATGAAAGACCCATCTTATTTCACCCAAAAATATGTAAAGATTATTTCCTTAGATAAAGGCCTTATTCCTTTTGACTTATACCCTTATCAAAAAGAGATGTATAAAAGTTTTGAAAACGAAAGGTTTAATATAGTATTAGCCTGTAGGCAATCAGGTAAATCTATATCTGCTTGTGCATATCTCCTTTGGTTTGCTTTGTTTAATTCAGAAAAAACTATTGCCGTATTAGCTAATAAAGGTGCTACTGCTAGAGAAATGTTATCTAGGATTACTCTTATGTTAGAGAACCTTCCATTCTTTCTTCAACCAGGTTGTAAAGCATTAAATAAAGGTTCAATTGAATTTTCAAATAACTCACGTATTATCGCAACAGCTACATCGGGTAGTTCTATTCGTGGTTTATCTGTAAATTTACTTTATCTAGATGAGTTTGCTTTTGTTGAAAAGGCTGCAGAATTTTATACTTCAACTTATCCTGTTGTATCTGCTGGTACGAATACGAAAATTATTGTTACATCTACAGCAAATGGTGTTGGTAATGTATTCTATAATATATGGCAAGGAGCAGTACAAGGAATAAATGAATTTAAACCCTTTAGAGTTGATTGGAACGATGTACCCGGTAGAGATGAGGATTGGAAACTTCAAACAATAGCAAACACATCACAACTACAATTCGACCAAGAGTTTGGGAACACCTTCTTCGGAACAGGCGATACATTAATTAATGCTGAAACTCTTATGTCATTACAAGCGAAAAACCCTATAAGAATATTAGAGGGTGGTTCTTTATTAATATATGAAGAAACAATTAAAGGTCATGGTTATGTGATGACCGTTGATGTTTCGAAAGGTAGAGGTCAGGATTATTCTACTTTTACAGTAATCGATATATCCGTTAACCCTTTCAGGCAAGTGGCTGTTTATCGCAATAACACTATTTCTCCAATACTCTACCCTAACATTATATATAAGATTGCGAAAGTGTATAATGAAGCTTATGTTGTTATTGAAGCGAATGACCAAGGCGGTGTAGTATGTAAT